CTTACAGAGATACTACCGGTAAATTCATGAAGATCGTTAAGCGTATCACCAAAGATGGTGTTGCCGCTCGAAGAAAGGTAAGAAATGGTTTGGTGGGTTATATTAACAACATCTACCGCGTCTGCATAGATGGTGCCGCTAACGTCGAGGTTGCCCGACACCTTCAAAGATCGTACGGGTCCTCCATACGACCAGCTAAGATAACTACTGCCGCTTAGACCACCGGAACCCGTATGAAATTGTAGAGATCCGATCACACCTTGTGCGCCGGGTGCTGACCCCGTTGTGCACCCTACATATGCCCACCCAGAAGCCATTATTCCCTACCTATACTTGTGCTGCTAGTGAGCCAGACCAGTTACTTCCGGAGGGAGAAATTCTCGAGTTGTTGACAGCGTCGATCTTAATAGACGTTAAGCCAGCCATTACATCAACTGAATGCGAGCCGCTCAACCAAATTTCTGTCACCTTTACCTCAAATGTTTCCCCATTGGGTTGTGTCTCGTCGACGCGCAGGTAAAAGCTGTCCACGTGGCCCTCGTCATGACCCATGCCATTTTGAGAAAACCCGACTTTTACCGAGCCGGAGCCATGATTGGCTACCTTTACCCATTTGGTAACTCCGGGAAATTGTATTCTTGTTGCTACTGAACAATCAACACTCCCGGTAGCAAACGGGATGCCCGAAACTTGGTACGAGCCGACGTTGTGTAATCCTACTGTATAATTCATTGCTGGCATATTATTCTCTCCGCATTATTAAATAGTAGTCTAACACAACTATTTCCTTTTATTGAGTTTTCTTTCTAAACGTTGCTTTTCGCGACGCGCTTTTTTCTGTTTTATCTTGCGCTTTACCGATGGTTTGATGTAAGAAGACGTCTTTTCCCGATACTCTTCTAGTATACCGGCTCTTTTTACTTTTTTGATGAATCTCCGAATTAATTTCTCCGGGTGTTCGCCTGGGCGCGACGTCACCACTACGTTATCGCTCACTGAGGCCTCTACTTCCCAGCATCCATGTGAGCTTTCCAGTGGCGTGAGACGCCCCCCATTAAGCTAGTAATGTCTACACCACTATCGTGAGGCGCTACGCCCGACAAAGGGCCCTGGGTTGTGGCAGGGGCGCCCGAGGTGGCGGCGGGAGCCATCGGCGTCGTTCCCTCAAAAAGGTTAACCCCATTATAGGCATCTTTTCCAATGGCTTCCAAAAGTTGTTTCTTGTGCTCGTTAACTTTTTGTTTCTGTTCTCTCGCAGATTTCTGGCGCATCTCAGTAAAGTGGCGCTCTTGTGTTTGGGACGGTACTTGGCGTGTTTCTACGAGCGGCTGTACTCTTAGGCCCTGGTTTACCTCCGACACGATGTTCGAAAGTACGCCGTCTTCAAAGATTACCTCTTTGATGCACTCTTTAATGAGCGGCTTAAGTAATTTTTTTAATTCTGCTTTGTTCATTAGTCTCTCAACACTTCGTTCAACGCTCGATTGATGCGATCGGCTTTTGTAAACACTTCATTAAGCTTATTCTTGTTTTCTTGCATCATAAATGCGCCGGGTGTAGAGGGCTCCGACACAACATCAAAACAAATAAGCTGAAAATCATCTTCTACTATGGTCTTGCCCATCGTTTCTTTGACTGAACCTAGGCCGCGAGAAGAGATACCAATGGAGACTCCGGACTCTACAAGAGAACGCAGAATCTTGCCACTAGGGGTTTCTAGAACCTTCATCTTGCCCTTTACTTCGGGGCCCTCCATCCAGATTTCTGTAATCATATGCGAGGCATTTCGCAAGTTGATGACCGACTCCTCCGGATGGTCGAGTTCGCCAAGGGCGCGCCTGTCTTCCACGATCTTATTATAGTTTTTTACTTCTCGTTCTAAAATCTTCTGAGGATAGACGCGTCCGTTGCCATTTTGGGTCTCGGCCATTTGCATCAGGCCAGACAGTATCATGCCGCCGTCGGCAACAAACTTCTTTTCCGCTTCCGTGAGTAGATCTTGACAGACTCCACCATCGCATAGCTCGTAATATTCGCGTAGAAGTTTTTTGGCCATGTCTTGTTTTATCCTTCGCCCAAAAGCCGTAGCACTTCCATGGCAAACTCTACATGATTTTCTACATGCGGATAGTACCCGATCATTTCTTTGCTGCCTTTTGCCATGTAGCGTACATCGCTGATGACGCTGTGTCTAAACATGGCCGGCATATTCGAAATTCGTTGCGCAACATCTTCGGGTGTTTCTCCCTCTGCCTCATTGAGGCGAGACCGCTCTTGGAGTGGGCCTTCCCCTTCGGGAGGAAGATCCTCGGGACCACCCATCAACTGATCAATGGCATCCTTTGCCACCTCTAGGCCGGCAACAAATGCCTCTTCGGGAGGCAAGTCACTAATATCGTTTACTTCAAGGTCCACTCCGGGCCCTTCAATATCGATTGCCATGGCTTCTTCGTGGTCCCCGCAACCCTCTTCTAGTTCTTCTCCACGGTTTACGGTTTCATTCAAGAAGTATCTTGGATCTATTCGTTTTACATTTTTTCTGCGCGCCATTATATTATTCCTTTAAAGTAGTCAACTGCCCTTGCAACATCGTCGTACTGGTTGTAACATCCATTTAGTCATGTCGTCCTCCTCTTCCTATTTGTATGCCATCGTCACAGATAATCATATTTAAAGCATATGAAGTACCCGAACTTAAACAGCCAAGCAAAAATCCCGTTACGAGATTCGTGCCATCAAATATAAATAGTTCTGTATAATTAGTAACGCCCCAGAGAAATACACCTACCCAAAACCCTATGCACATGGGGCATGAAAAGAAATAATGTTTCGGCCTAATTCGGTCTAGGATCTTAGAAAAGCAAAGAAGCTGCGTAAGGCCGTAAGCACATAAAATAAAAAGCACCAGGCTTTCAAGCGTGGGCCATATTATTACATGGGCGCCCATTACATCTTGTAGCGAAGCGGAATGTAATAATATCCAGGTACCATCGCGCCCTTCTCGGCATACTGAGGTACCTCCCCAAGCTCAGTGCTATCCTGGTCGGTGGGTTCGGTAAAGTAATTTTCAATCTCTTTTTCATATTTCTGGGCTGACTGGAGGGCCTTCGCTTCGTCTTCCAGAAACTCGGAGATTACATATACCGCTGCTTGAAGTGGATTGACGTTCTTGCTCTCCGGAATAATGCCCTCAATAGAACTAAAAATATTACCACCCTGCACACTTTGGCGATCGATTACCCCCTTGTCAGATAAAAAATCAAAAAAACGTGATTGTGTGCCATACACATCGTCCGTAGCAGAGCTTTTAGGAAAGGTAACAACCTTAAAGCTTTCTGGAAGAAGAACAATATCGATGATATCATGATCCATAATGAGCAGATTTCCTTCAAGCGTCTTTCGAGCTGCGAGTTCTACGCTGGCCTGTGGTCCTCCAATCGTAATGTTAATCATTAGACTGTATTTCCCGGACTAGCAGCTGTACCTTCAATACCTGCGTTATCACCTCAGCGGTGGGGGCCGCTGCCTTGAACTCTTCTAGGATGCCCAATACTTTTTTGGTCTTCGCGACCATATTTTCATCGGTGTATATCTCTTCTAACTTTAAAGACGTCTCTACGGATGTTTTAAGGCGACCCACCTCTTCATTCAAATAGAGTTTAAGTTCTAGGCCGTTGTCGGCAAACGAAGCAATATACTTTCCCAATAAATCTTTCTGCTCTTTCAAAAGGGTGCCGTATTTTTCATTAAACTTTTTAACAAAAGAATTATAAACAATGTTATCCATAGGTTGTAACTTGTTCTCTTCTAATTTTTGAGGCGATTGAAGCAGCTTAATAAGGGTGTCCTCGTGTAAGACTCTTTGCTTAACAGGTGTTGAAACATTAAAGATGGCGTCCACCGTAGCGAGAGATTTAAAATTAGGAACAAAAGTATTCCACGCTTCTTTGGAGAGGGTTTTATTAATTTTATTAATTATCTTAGTTTGTGAATCAAATATTCTTTTGCTGTTTAATTGAGAGTAGGCGCGTTTGGTTTCTTGTAACAACTTCTCTGCTACATAAATTTCGAGGCCGCTAGTTTCCAGGAGTGCCTGGTAGTGTTGTAGCTCGGCGCCGAGGATCATCCCCTTACCAAAGTTTTCTTTGATAAGAGTAGAAACAAATCTTTTTTTAGGAGCGTTCTTGTCAATGATAGACTTGGTTAGCTCCGTCGTCAGCACTTCATATAAGAAGGCCGTATTTCTTTTTTTATTGTGTTTGCTTCTCACTTTTTTTAATCTCCGCCTCTTTCTGTTCCATCTGGCTTATCAATTTACGAATGTCTTTTGTATTCTCAAGTAGTTGTGTTTCTTCTTCATCTCTATAAATAGGTTCATATTCCTCATAAAGTTTGTTGATATTTTTGTGGCCGGTCGAGATCTCGTATCCTGGGAACGTATCTTTACGAGAGGGCTGCGTCCTGCGCGCAGGCCGAACACCCGCAGTAGAGCGCATATGTCGCTTAGTAGGTCCATCTTTATTAATTTTTCGCCGGTCCTCTTTTCGAGCATGATATTTCTTTCCCTTGGCCTGTGGTTCAAGACTCTTGTCGGTAGGATTATCTTCAACGCGGGCAGGGGCGGCGAGCAGTGATGAGTCATCCCCCTCGGCGCCAGGGACTTCACCGGCGGCACTCTCTCCGGGTGCGGGTGCCGCGGCTCCCGGAGTGGCGACGTCGCCCCCCAGTTCGTCCATCCCTTCACCGGCGGCGAGATCTTCCATGCCCCCAGCCATAGGCGTCGCGAGGGACCCTGCGGCAGCGGCAGTTTCTGCGGCTCCCATTTCGGTAACTGCATCCAATGCTGCTTGATACTTCCTATCGTAGAAGGCTTCTCGTTGATTACGCAAGAATTCTTCATCGGTCATACGGAGTATGTTTTCTGCGATCCAATGCTTACTAAACATGCCCTCTACAACGTTATTGGCCAAATCAAACTTGGTTCGAATATATTCAATCTCTTGTAGCTCGGCTAATTTAGAAGGATTATTTAGGGTCAGCTTAAAAGAGATTAGATCCGGGCCGCGATATCCCAAAGTATACAAGTGAATAACTGCAATCTTTTCCAACTCTGACAAGAAGGCGCGTTGTAACCGCTGAACGGTGCGCGCAAATCGAATGTCCTTTTGGGCGAGGGTTGTTTTGTCCTCGTCGGCGCCTTCGCCCATTGATAGATAGGACTGCGGAATCTTAATGGCTGAGAAAAGCTTATCGCGAATGTACTTCACATCGTCAATATCATTTAGTTGTGAGGCCCCAGCAAGCGTAGTGATGTCTGAACCGACGCCGCCTCGAATAGGAATGAAGTAGTCCTCTTCAACCGACAAGGGATTATAGCGCAAGTCCACTCGACCCGAGGTGGCATCCACTACTGAGTTTCTTTTGAGGGAAGTCTTGACTTTTTCCATGTACTGTTCAACATCTTGGGGGGGAATATTTCCCACGTCAATCTTAAACATGCGCCGTTCTGGTGCGCGCACGACTCGATAAGCCAACATAGCGTCCTCAATCAACACCAACTGGCGCCAAATGCGGCGAGCCGGGTCTAGCATTGAAGTACCGTAGGGGGCATGTTTGTCGTTGCCTAAAATCCTAAAATGTGCGCACTGCCAATTTTCAAACGTCATGTTCGCTGAGTTCCATTGATACTGAACATAATTAGGATTGGTTGGGTCTTGACCTTCCATCCTCTCAACTTCTCCGGATGGCAACCCAATTACACTTTTAACTCCAAGTACCTCATCGATGTCTAGGTATAAAAAGAAATCCCCATACTTACACATGGTACGGGCCCAGCCAAATGCATTGAATTCTATGTTTAGAACGTCATAAAACAAAGCATCCAAAATAATCTTGATCTCATCGTTGCGACAATCTACCTTCATCAGTTTATTAAACTCATTTGAAGTCGTCATCTCATCCGCATAAATATCCATGGCTGACGCAATCTCGGGCATATATTCCATTTGATCAAAATCAATGTAGCGCTCGTTACGGTTCTGGTTCCGCATTGCAGCGGACGTCATCATGTTATAGTTACGAGATAGATTGTCGGACGAACGCTTAAACTGCTGGCCGCTTGCGCTCTTGAATCGATACTGATATTTGTCTAGGGCTGATCGTCTCTCCTCCCGCGTAAATTGTGCGCGGTAGTTAATCAGGGGCCCTGAGAAGAGTCGAGTTAATCTCTTGAAAAGCGGCGACGCCGGGTTTCTAGGGTTATTCTTATGGTCTGTCTTTTTTTCGGTGGGCATCTATCTATCCTTTAATAATCGCCGCGTACTGCTCATTGAACTTTATGGCTTCTTTAACTCTGCTATCTTCTGTGTGTTTCTTGTGCCCTAGCATCCCCGGTATAGTGGTGCTCAACGTGCGATTAGAGGTAGAAATAGAAAGAATAGCGTTCTTATTATATTCTGACAATTTTTGGTTCTCCACTAAAACTGTATCCCTTACCCAACACCCGATAGCAAAGGACATCACCAAATCATCATTATATGATCTCATAGCCTGAGCGCGGCCATTGTGCCAAATAAACGTCTTCATTTCTGATAACAATCGATTAGAATTAATCTTAATTAATTTGTTCCTCATAAACTCTTCCATCTTAGCGATGACCAAAGGTCTAGTTTTCGAAGAGGTTGTGAATCCGGGTACCACATTAGCCATCCATTGAGCTTGAATCGGGTCGACATATGCGTGAGAGGACTTAGTAGAGTGATAAACATTATTATAACCCTTATCCTTTAATTTATTAAGCACAGCAAATCCTATGTTGTTGTTTTCAGCAACTATCATGCACGTGCCGTATTCCTTCCCGGCATCATAAAGCATGTCGGCATAATCATCCGGGTTTGGTTTTCCAATGTACTCTGCTACTATTTCTAAGGTGTCTAGTTTGAAAACATGAAATGCTGAGTTATCTTGACCATCTCCCCGAGCAATGTCGGCTGCTAGCAAATAGGAACCACCTTCCTGATATTCTTCCCAAATCCAGTAGTTACGATCAAAACCACTCCGATACTTGGGCTCCACCGTATTTTCCAGATAATGTATAATGTCGTCGGGATGAATTACTGTCTCGCCTGACACATTGAAGTTACATTCAAGCTCTTGTGCAATCTGTCGCGTTGACATATTCTGGGTTTCTTTTTCAAACCATAGTTGATCGCGGTCCGGATGAACGTCCCACATTAGAGTGATCATGTTAAATGCGTTCGTTCCTGCTTCTGCCTCCACACACGTTTTGTGGAACCAGTTACCAACACCGTTAGGTGTAGAGAGAGCTATGCAACGACCGCCCGTTGATAGTGTAGGATACAGCGCAGTCCATAACTCGTCAAGCGCTTCAACATGAGCAGCCTCGTCAATTACCAGAAGCGATAACGCTTCGGAACGGCCGGCGTCTGATGAGGTGGAGGAGGCTTTAATCTGTGATCCGTTAGTCAGTTCAAACGAGGTCCGGTTATCAATATGAATTTCTGAGATCCTCATCCACGGAGGAAGCTGCTTCATAATCTTTTTAACTTTGCGGACGAGGTTGGTAGCTGTTTGAAGCTTCGTAGCTACAACTAAAATGTTTTTATCGCGATGGAAGAGCATCAGCCATACAGTGTAAGCGGCTGTAATAGTAGAAATGCCTAGCTGGCGTGCTTTTAAAACGACATTAAATCGGTAATCAGTAAAATCTCTTAGAAGATCATCCTGAAAATCATAGGTTTTAAATGGGATTTGCCCTCGTTGAGGGTGAGAGATTTTACAATAGCTGGTGATAAAATGTACTGGATCTTTCCCAGACTTTATTACCTCTTTCAGAATCTCCTGCTTAGTAAGCTGATATCCCATAACACCCGTTTACTTACCTTTGCGGGTGTCGTTGCGGGGTCTCTTGTTAGCGGGGCCTTGTGCAAGCCAACTTTTAATCGCTTGATCCAGTCGCTCTTTGTCGGTCCCCATCTGGATTTCTTCCACATCGCCGATGCCACCAATTTTATAATCACAAGTGGCGCGAACATCAGTGCGGAAGTTAGATATCTTTTGAACCAGGATGGAGGGTTCTCCAACCTTCGTCAGTGTTAAACTGTCTTTGGTGATAATCTTATATTCCTTTTTAAGGAATGAGGCAATATCATTTATCATGCTCGCCACTTCATCTTCAAAGCCCTTTTGGGCTACCTCTTTAAGGCGAACCTCAGATTGGTACAAGATAGTTAAAATAGGGCCACTAAATCGTACCTTAAATCCGTCGGTGATACGTCTATCTTGAATAAGATCTCCCTCTTCTCGCTTCAAGCCGACCTTGCGCGCTCGGCCGTCTGCATTTATCGACTCATCATGCGAACCATCATATGCATTAGCGGCCGCTTGGGCGATTCCTTGAATAATTTCTAGTGTCGTAGCCATTGATTAACTCTCCTTTGCAGGCCGCCATCCAGACAGCCATCGTTCTTCCCGGTCTTCTATCCATTGAATGTAGCATTTCCAGCAACATTCAAACTTATTCATATACAATTCGTTGCGCGCATCAAATGAATATTTATTACAAACAGGGCACGAGCGATTTGTATCTCTAATAAGTAGTTTTTTGTTTATTAAAAATCCGTCTTGTTCTACTTTGTCTTGGCTTTCGGACAATTTAGCCAACTTCTGTCGTTCTTCTAGGGACTGTTTAATATATTCTTTCTCTTTGTCGTCGTCCCAAAACCGTGCTGGATTGTTGATGGCTTCTTCGCCATACTTCTGAGCGATCGCTTTTTCTAGCTTGGGGATATAATTGGGGTCTTTATTAGTCATCTTGGGGAGTCGGATCCTCAGTGGCAGTATCCAGATAGGGTTTAAGAGCATCCGCCAGTAAAGCCAAGAGGCGGGGGCTGCTTACAATAGCTTCAAGAACCGAAGGAGTGAAGGCAAGAGCTTCTCTATCTGCTCCATCCGTCCCTTGATCGGTGTATGAAGCATCGCTCCACGCATCTAGATCAATGTTCTTGTCTTCCAAAATAATATTTCGTATCGTGTCCAATATCGTCATTGTTTTTATATCCTTTCTTTATGCTCGCGTATCATGATCACGGCTCTGCTTGTGTATCAAAGTTAATTGCACCGAAGGATACCCAATCGCCTACCGCGGGTGTGGAGGGGTATTCGATCGTCACTTTGCCGTTGGTCTGGACATCGGCGCGCCCGTGAACGTAGGTGACGGAAGCGTCATAATATTGTACGCTAAATATCAGTCTATTAGCGGGTCGATAGCCGGCGGGCAATGTAAAGACGAGATCGGCGGTGCCGCTGGTTTTTTTCGCCATCCCACGGATATGAATGAACCCCAGGCTATCTTTCATATATGAGACGCCGAGGTAGATGACACTATAATCTGCCCAGCCGGCTCCGTAAGATACGGCAGTCCAGGCTTCTTGCGCAATCGTGGAGCCGGCTGTCGCCACTGTTAAATCGCCATTTAAAGCAACTGTCCCGTCTGATTCAATTGACATTCTTTCAGTAAGTGTTGTCCCGCTGTCGGCGCATGTCCAAAAGCGGATCGCGCCAGGATGTGAAGATGCATCGGTCCACGTACCAGTACCGACCTCTCCTGTTATCGTTGCAGCTGAATAATAAGTTCCATTATCCGTCTCGGTTGCATCGAAAAGAATTTCACCCAAGCTTTCACCAGCCTGGATAACAGCATCATCATATCTTTCAAATCTGATCTCTCCGGCATTATCGACAGTTCCATTCTTGCTCTCAAGTTTTAATTGTGGAAGATTGTTGCCTGTAGGGGTGAGCGTAGTAGTAGCTGCTTGGATTGTTACAGTATCGGTGTAAGCATCGCCAAGAGTGGTGTTACCATCAACCGTCAATGCGCCCCCTACATCTAAGGTAGACCCGTCCCAAGTCAGGTTTGAATCTCCTTCGACCGAATTTGAATCCGTAAAAATTGCCAACTCATTGTCGGTGCCATTTGTTCCATCTAGTAGGGTGGACCCCCAGACGCGTGAGTCGATTTCGTCCGTTAAAACCGTCGAACCATTATAGATCAATACCGTGTTGTCGGTTCCTGCGGCCACGTTCGCCAAGTCAATTGTTTGAGCATTAATAGTTACACTATCGCCAGACGCATCGCCCAGTGTGGTGTTTCCATCAACTGTCAACTCGTCAAGTGTTTTAGAAACCCACGTTCCATAGACATCGGTTCCCAGACTAGAGAAAGTGGCCCAAGTAGAGGCACCATAGGGGGCTACCTGCCAAGAAGTGGAATCGTTCGCCGCGGCGGGCTTCATTGAGGTCCCCCCCAAAATCGACACCTCACAGGAGGTGTAGTTGGACAGCCCCTTAATCCACACCTCTGCCGACGTAATACTATTGTAAGTTAAAATAATATCCGTCGTCGGGTCCCAACCATCGAGAGCATCACTGTTGATAGCTTCCGCTGTAACGTCGGTAAAGTCTGTATACACGGTGCCGTCTGCGCCATTGCGTCCCCATCTTGCGGTTACCAAAAACTCCCAATGCATTCCAACGCCGCCGCCGCCGGAGTAGGCCATGGGGTTCAGCGTCACCAGGGCGACCACGTTAGCAGTCTGATAGCCAGATAGTGACCCGTGTGTCAAAATTTTTGTCCACTCGCCATCTCCGTCGCTTTCAAGACCAGTAGTTTGTACCGATGGGCTGCCTACATTGCCATAGGCGAAACTAATGGTACCGTCAGAAACTATATTTAGGGCATCGGTGCCGTCAGTATATTCTAGAAGCGGTGTTTGAACAGCGGTGGAGGCGTTTAGCCGGCCGGTAGCAGTAAGGCTCGAGCCGTCCCAGGTTAGATTAGAATCTCCCTCAACCGTATCCGTATCTGTCCAGATTGCCAGTTGATTATTAACAGGAGTTCCCGTATAGTCAATCAGATTACCGGCCCACACCTTTGAATCAATCTCGTCAGTTACAATTGAGGAACCGTTGTAGACCAGAACCGTGTTGTCGGTGCCCGCAGCAACATTCGCCAAGTCAATCGTTTGAGCGTTAATAGTGACGCTGTCGCCTGCGGCGTCCCCAAGAGTGGTATTCCCATCAACCGTCAATGCACCCCCTACATCCAAGGTGGACCCATCCCAAGTTAAATTTGAATCCCCCTCAAGGGTGTCCGTATCCGTCCAGATTGCCAGTTGATTATTAACAGGAGTTCCCGTATAGTCAATCAGGTTACCGGCCCAGACCTTGGAGTCAATTTCATCGGTAACAATCGAGGAACCGTTGTAGACCAGAACTGTGTTGTCGGTTCCTGCGGCAACATTTGCTAGGTCAATCGTTTGGGCGTTAATGGTGACGCTATCGCCAGACGCATCGCCGAGGGTGGTGTTACCCGCAATGGTCAGCGAACCGCCCACAGCTAGCGTGGAACCGTCCCATGTTAGGTTTGCTTCTCCCCCGAAGTTTCCATTATCATTAAACTGAATGTAGGTGTTCGACCCCGCCGGCGAGTTGTGGGCGAACTCTTGTTCCAAGAAATACAATAACGCGCTTCTTGATCGGACCTCGGGTATGCTCACTTAACTATCTCCGTTGACAATGCGAAGATTCCCAACGAAGTAGCAGTTCCAATACCAAACCCGAGCGCCACGAGCCATGGCGCCGTAGAGGGCTTTTGTTTCATTACCAGATCATAAAGTCTATCATTCTCTGTCGTTTTAAGAATCATCATCTGCTCGTGACGCGATTCCCATGATTTTATCTCTATGTCCTTGTAATTTAACTGTAATTCATACCGCTGTTCTTGGAGATGAAGCTCGTATCCTATACGTAAGTCGCACTCAGCATCTTCAAACTTCTTATCAACTGCTATCTTTGCCGCGGCGGTTATAGAAAAGAAAACCCCATCAAAGGGAGCAGGTTCTCCTTTTTTCAAGGAGATGACATCATATGTCGACTGTTCCTCTGATGGGGCCTCTTCCCCCTCCCCAAAAGCGTAGGAAGGAAGTAAGAGATTAAAAATGATTACTAAAGATAATAGTTTTTTAGCCACGTTCTAATCCATATAGTTCTGCGAGTTCTTTTGCTAGCTTGTCGGGATCATTATAACTCTCATCAACAAGCTTTTTAAGCTCCTTTTTCTTGGAGGCGCTTAGCACTTCGTTGTGTTGGGCATACTCTTCTTCGAGAGCTTTTAAATTTTCATTATATGCATCGAGGGCTTTAATCTTTTCTTCACCTTCTTTCTTATGAGTGTCGTTAAGAATCTCTATTTCTTTCTTATAACTCTCACGCTGACCCTCAAAGGCGTCTATCACCGCAGTCATAAACGCAGCGTTTCTTGTCAGCGCATAAAGCAAAAGCCCCACCACTGACAATAATATCATTATTGGAAGCCATGCGTGCGTTTTGACCCATACCCACCCCTTTTTAAAGGCTGTTTTGATAGCCAGCCATTTCATTACTTAACTCCCTTTAATCTTGCCACGGTATCAACAACACCCTGTGTACCAATGTAAACTACTGTAATCATTGTCCAATCCGCGGATGCCAAATCAGCAAAGGCCAGCAACCCTGTTGCAGTTACCCACGCAAGAAGCTTGCGAGATACAACTTTATTTAATCCTTTGTCTAGTAAATGTTTCATATCTGTCTCCCTTCTATATAATTAGTAGACCGGAGTAAAGATGTGCCGAAACTTAAATTCAAATACCGCAAAACTATTAAGCTGGCAGAATTTGTGCATGCCGATCTAGAATTCCATGAGCACACTGCAAAAGATGCTAAGGAATCCTTTAAGGATGAAGTCTCTGTGCTTCTAGCCAAGCTAACTCCGGAGGAGCGCGAGTCGCTAAACAAGAAGCCCGAAGCTGTCGAGGGAGCCGCGGCGACCTCAGATATTCAAAACGATGAAATAGAAATAAACGAATGCTTTTCATTGGTACTCCATGAATCCGGTGAAGAAACACAAGAAATTAAAGATGCATCTAAAAAAAGAAAGAAGTCCGAAGAATTAAAAAAACTTTTCCGGCGCATTGCAGCAGAAACACATCCTGATAAAGTAGCTGCTAGCGGCTTTTCGGATAAGGAGGTTTCTAAAAAAGGGCGTATCTTTAAAAAAGCCCGGGAGGCATTCAACAATAACAACTGGTTTGTTTTACACTCTATCGCAATAGATTTAGATATTAAAATGCCTAAACCCTCCGAGCAGCAAATTCAATGGATAGAAGAAGATATCGTACAAGTGCGACAAAAAATAGGCAAC